TATCTACAAACGGTAAAAAATCACTATCACCTGTTATACTGTATGCATCTAAGTTAAATTTTGTATCAGTAAGCATAGTAGATATATTTTCTGAAGTAAGATTTTCTTTTACGTTTTGTACAAATACTTGCTGACCACCGGGAACAAAATCATTAAAAACGTCTGGACTAATATTTAAAGATATTGCACCATATAATCCTATTAAAGTTTTTTCTTCTGTAGAATTTTGAAATAAATAACCATCATCATCAATCAAATCATCAAAACCATAATCAGTCGATACTACCTGTACAAGTTCTTCTGCAGGTAACCCCCATGTCATTACTAATGGAGCACCTAACATTAAACTTTTAGCTACCTCAGCAGGTACTTCTTCAGGAGTATATTTACCATCATTCACCTTACCTAATATTCTATCTCTCATAGCAGATGGTAAAGTACTTATTTCTTTTTCATTTAAATACAATTCGTATTCTGGTTTTAAAGGTTCTTTACCATTTGCTTTTTGACGAAAATTAAGAAATTCAGCTGTAGTTAAATTAAAACTGGCTGCTAGATCAACAATACTATCGTCGATATAACCTATATCATCTAATTTTTTATTATAATCAATATCTTCATTTTTAAAGGCAGCTTTTTCTTCAGGGAAAGGAGGTAAGTTATAATCTGTTAATACTAATTCAACATCAGATTTTTTAAACTTTGCAGCATCTAATTCTTTTTGATCTTCTTTAGATACTTCTATCTCTGTTGATTGTGGAACTAGGTTTGGATATTGATTATTACCATCCTGTACAAACATTAGATCTTTTTTTCTTCTAAATTCTTCTAACTTTGTTTTTGCGTCTTTATCACCCTGAGCTGCCTCTGTTTCTAATTTAGTTTCAAGAGCATCCCATTGGTTATAAGGTGTATTAATCTTTTCATCGTCACCAAGACCTTTTGCCCACTCTTTAGTCTTATCCCAAACGTCTGCAACAGTTATACCCTTGTCCCGATTATGTTTAAAATATCGGACAGCATAACCTTCAACAGCTTTCCATTTTCTATAGTGACCTGAAGATTTAATTGACCAAACATTTGCACCTTCTGTCGTTGTCGTTAAGTCAAAATAATTTTTTTTCATTTGAAGTATACCTTCATCCACTATTTCCCATATCCTTTTATCCTCAGCTATTGCTTGTGTTAATACAGAACTATTTTTAACACGAATATCTTCTGTTAAAAGTATTTCATCTAATCTCCAGCCTTTTCCTTTTGGATCATTAAAGTTTTTTAATATTTCCCTTGCTCGTATATCAGCTTCTTCTTGAGTATCATATTTAGAGTTCAGTAATGAATTAACTTCAGTATAATCTATTTTGCTATTACCTTTTGAATCCATCGCTTGTACTTCAATAACAGCATTTCTCAAATCTGCTTTAGAGAACTCTCCACTATAAGCAAATTTCAAAGCGTTTTCCAGTCCTTTAGATGCTTTAAAATCCCACTCATCTTTTGTTACTTGACCTTTAGTCTTCCAAGCTTCTATAGCTTTACGATGCCATTTACCACCTTCTCCCCATTCTAACGGTCTATGTTTAGCTAAAGGAACTTGTTTTCCATCTATTTCTAACATAGTATTTTGACCTATTGAAAGCACGTCATCAGGAGGTAATTTATATGCCTCAACCATTTGTGGCAATATCTTTTCGTTTAACCTGTTCCAAGCTCCAACAAAATTTAATTTTTTACCTTTGTTATCATACCCAGCCTTTAACGAACCTAATAAATCAATAAATGATTGACCATCTTTCTTGTTAGTAAAGTTAATAACTGCTTGTTTAATTTCAACTTCAGATAATTCTATTTTATATGCAGTTTTTAATTCGTCTAAAGCACCTTGACGAGTTTCTATAATACTTTCCATAAACCCACTACCACCTCTGTCAGTAGGTAAATATAAAAACTCTTTAGTATATTTTTGTATATCGTTTTCTTTTAAATATTTTCTAGTTAAATGATTCCAAACTGCTACTTTTTTTTTATAAGTTAAATTACGATCATTAACTCGAATTTTAGATGTTACACCGTCAATCTTTGCAAAGAAAATTTCATTACTATTTACTAGTTGATTATTTGCCCAAGCTCCAAACCTTTCTTCTATATTTTTAACTCGATTTAGATGTTCGTATCTGTTTAGTTTACCAATATTGATTTGAGTTTCACTTGTAACATCACTTATATCACCATCTTTTTCTTCACCAGATTTTTCTTCAACTTTATTTACGAACTCACTTGCCTTATTTTGATTAGTAGCATTAAGTTTAAACTTTGCTTCAGCTTCTGCTGCTTCCTCAGACTGCAACCAGCTCTTTCCAATTCTTTCGTAGTTTGCAATAATAGTTTCGTTCTGTTGATCTTTTATTCTATTAGCTTCAATTTTTTCAAGTAGATTAACTCCTAATTCTCCAGCTAATAAAAGTAGTTCACCTTGACGTTGAAATTTAGCTGTTTCAAATTTAGCTACGTCTGTATTATAGGTTTGTATTTGGCTAGTAACAAGCCTGTTATTTTGCCTTAGACTGGCAATGTTTTCATCGAATGTTGACATAACTATGCAATTAAATAATCATTTTGTAAGATCTGAGTATCTCCAAACTCTCCAAACGATCCTACAGCAGCTCCTGCTATTCCTAATAACATTCCAGCTGCACTAGGATTACTTTCTAAAAATGGTGCTCTGGGTGTATGTCCATGGATCGGAGATCTCCAAGTTTTTTGGAAAGCAGCTTGACGCCTACGGTTAGCATCATTTCTAATAATTTCTTTTTCTAATAGTGATTTATCTTTTGCCATCATTAATTCTCTTGAAGATTTAGTAA